TTTACTTGAGGATTTGTACAAGTCTGTTGAGAAAATGGAAGAAACTCAAGAGATGAATATGACTAACAAAGTAAATATAGAGTTTTTAAGAGATCAATTAGAAAAAGCATTAAAAGATATTGAGGATTTAAAAGATAAAGTTAGAGCTAACGGAAATGGAGCTCATTAATGGAGTTGATTATAGCCTTACTTATGATTGTAAATGGAGAGATTAAAGAACATAGAATACAAGAATCTATGTCTGATTGTTTAAAAGGAAAAAGGGTTGCAATGAGATCCAATAAGAATAATAATATTCAATACCAATGTATTAAATCAATGGCTGAATTAGAATCAAATATAGATGGATCAAAGTCAATTAAGAAACTAATATTAGAATAAAGGAGTAAATTATGTGGTTAAACTTAGCAGCTAAATTAGTTCCAGGTATGATTAAGACTGGAATGTCTATTGCATCCAATAGAAGAAAGACAAAAGAGTTAGAGTCTGTTGCAGAATTAAAGTTAGCTGAACGAATGGCTAATGGAGAAGTTGAATTTAAAAGAGCAGTTATTGAATCTCATAAAGGCGACTGGAAAGACGAATTCTGCCTCATACTTATTTCGATCCCTCTGTTGCTTTTGGCATGGTCAGTATTTAGTGATGATCCTGATATACAACAAAAGATAGATATATTTTTTAATAAGTTTGCAAATCTACCGATGTTTTATCAAGCTCTTGTAGTTGGAGCATTTTCAACAATTCTTGGTATTAAAGGTGTTTCTACATTTAAAAAGAAATAATGTCAGACAGTTTAGAAATAATAAACGAATATAAGGAACAGGTTAGAATATTAAAGCAAGAAGTCGCAGAGCTTCAAGATTCTTCCAAGTCCAAAGATAGTGCTAACAAAAGGTGCTTACAAAAACTTGAACATCTATCTAAAGATTTAGAAGATGCTAACAAAACTATTAAGGATTTAAAGGAAACAAACAAGATGATGTTGGAACACCCATAATGAAATTTGTTCTAGTCATGTTGTTGTGTAGTAATGTTTCTGGTAATTCTTGTAAACCTTTTGAACCAGAATATTACACATTTAAAAGTTATCATGAATGTGCTAGATATGGTTATAGTTATTCATCTGAACTAATGGAAAACTTTAGTAAAGAATTTATTGATGAATATAGAGCATACATTGTTTTTTCTTGTAGAGAACAGACGCAAACTTAATGTGGTGTGTTATTTGGAAAAATGATAATAATATCTATAGTATGTTTACTAATGTTATCTTTGAGTCTGAAAAAAAAGCTATAGAATTTAAAGATAAACAAAAGTCTATGAGAAAAAAACATGATTGCAGAGCAGTCAAATATGAATATAAATATTTTAACGGAGTAAATGAAGATGAAATTAACTGAAAACTTTAGCTTAAAAGAGATGACACAATCTCAAACAGCTCTTAAAAACAATATAGATAATGAACCTAATGCAGAGCAAATAGAAAACCTTAAACAACTTTGCCAGACCATCTTACAACCGATTAGAGAGGACTTTCAACTCCCAATCAAGATTACCTCTGGTTTTAGATCACCTGAGTTGTGTGAAATTTTGGGATCAAAATCTACCTCACAACATTGTGCTAATGAATGTGCCGCAGCAGACTTTGAAATACCTGGTGTAGATAATAAAAAAGTATTTAAACATATTATTGAGAACCTTCCATTCGATCAAATTATTTTAGAGTATTATGATGATTCAGATATTAATAGTGGATGGATTCATGTGTCTTGGTCGCCAAATCCTAGAGGTCAAGCTCTTACTAAGGATAAAGAAGGCTATAAGACATGGCAATAAACAAGTCTAAAATGAAATGCAACAGACCTAAACGACAAGTTCAGGGTGGAAAAAAGTTTGTAGTCAAGGCTTGTAAAGGTGGCAAAGAAAAGATAATTAGATATGGGGATGCAAATATGACTATTAAAAAGTCTAACCCTGCTAGACGAAAAAGTTTTAGAGCTAGACACAAATGTGCTACTGCTAAAGATGTATTTTCTGCTAGATATTGGTCTTGCAAAAAATGGTAACAAAAGGAGAAAACTATGTATGGAAAAAAACCAATGAAGAAAAAGAAGAAGAAATCTAAGAAGAAAAAAAAGAAAATGGTAAGTAAATATTAACAATTAGGAGTAACTGCTTGTCAGTTGGGAATGTTGGAGGGTTAAAAAAAATATGCCTAAAGGTAAAAACAAAAAGTATAGTAAAAAACAAATGAAGATAGCTAGAATGGCTGCACCATTTGATAAAATAACTGGTGCTGATTTTGCTAAACTTAAAAAGAAAAAGAGAAAAAAATGAAGGAACTAACTAAAAGACAAAAAGATACTTTAAAAAGACATAAAAAACATCATACTAATAAACACATGGCTATGATGAAAAAAGCTATGAGAAATGGTAAAACTTTTGGACAAGCTCATAAAATGGCTATGAAAAAAGTAGGAAGATAATAATGGCAAAACTTTGTGCAAAAGGTAAGGCAGCAGCTAAAAGAAAGTTTAAAGTATATCCTAGTGCTTATGCTAATATGTATGCTTCAGGTGTATGTTCAGGTAGAATAAAACCTAAGAAGAAAAAGAAAAAGAAATGAGTTTAAGAAAATGGACATCAGAGAAATGGGTGGACATTGCTAATCCCAAAAAAGGTGGTGGTTTTCCGCCATGTGGAAGATCAAAGGGTGAGAAAAGAAAGAACTATCCTAAGTGTGTAAAGTCATCTAAAGCTAGATCCATGACTGCAAGTCAGAGGAGAGCAGCAGTTTCAAGAAAGAAAACAGCAGAGAGAAGATCCAGAAAAGGTAAAAAACCTAATTATGCCAAAACATAAGAAGGCTTGGATCAAACCTAAAGTAATAATCATTGATATAGGAAAGTGTAAGTATTGTCATAAGAATATGACTAACCAAGAAAGTTTTGTAGCATTTTATCCTAGAGGTAAAGCTCATTATGTTTGTATGAAGAAATCAGATGAAGATAAGACTTATGAGAATGAGTCTAAGTTTGATTGGTAATTAATATCCCCAAAATTTCTTAGCATTATTTAAATAATCTTCGTTAGCATCACTATTCCAAAACATGTGTGTAAAGTCTGGTTGAATGTAATCTTTAAGAATATTTGGATCATTACTGATCTTCATTAAGTTTTGTCTTACTTTAGCTCTTTGGATTATTCTAGGTATTCTTTTTTTAATATTTTCTGGTTTAAGTTCATCACAATTATCTGCATGATAGACTCTAAATTCTTTCTCATTGACATAACAAAGATAAACAGGAACTTCAAATACCGACCAATAAAAATCTACTTGTAATAAATTATAGGGTGAAGGCTTATCAGGTAACTTACCTGGAAACCAAGACCTAGTGCCATCTTTCTTGACAATACCCCTTCTTGGCATCTTGCATTTATCTTCAATAATAACCTTGTCGCCTTTTAAATCTATGTAACCATGAACAGGAATATTGATACCATCAAACCATTTAAAGGCTTCTATCTCTGGCTTACAAGACTCCCAACCTGGTATTGATTGATGAGCCTTATGACAATTAGCAATCATAGCTGGTACTATACTTTTATAATGACTTAACTTTTCTTGGTCATCAGGAGTAAGTGCAACTAGCTTATCTAATTTTTCTTGTACAGAAACAAACATTATTTACCTTCCTGTATTTTTTCACTTTCTATTTGAAAAGCCATATTAAATTCTTCTGCAACTACATCTAGTTCTTCGTAATCATCTAAGAAATAACTCATTGGTTTTTTTAAGAACTTACTTATTTTAACCAAATTAATTAATGGTATTCGGTTCTCACCTTTTTCGTATTTACCTATTTGTTGATATGTATTTTTTAAGGCTTTAGCAACTTTAGTTAATGGAACAATAGTTTCTTTACCAGTAAACTCATTAACCTTAGTTCTTCTTGCTTGTCTTAATCTTTTACCTAACTTAATATAAAACTCATTATCTTCTTCAAAGTTTTTCTTAGCTTTATGTGATAGTTTCATTGTGTTCCTTCCTTTAATTTAGAGTATAGAATCCCTTAAGTTTTTATGCAACTTTTTATATATACTTAATTAAGTATATAAAAATCTAGCATCTTTGTTCTCTGCTTCAACAATTCTTCGGAATAATTGATTGTATTCCTTAAATGCTTTCAGAGTATGTACACATTGCCTTCCCTTATCTTTAGCAGCATAAACCTTTTTATGTGCCTTATCTAGCTTATTGTACAATCTAGTATTGCTATTTTTTAAGCTCATCATTCTCCTCACCAATAAGTTTTATATTTGCACTAATAAGTTTGTTATCGGTGATATTTGCTTTTGCAAACTCACTAGGCATTTTCTGACTATGTGCTTTTTGTGTAGCTTCTTCAACACTAGCACCATCAAAAATTTCTTCAAAATCAACTGCTAATTCTAAACTTGATTTTTTTAAAACTTTAACCATTTAAAACTATATTTCTGCTATAACCTGAGTATTCTCTTTTAATTTCGTTCCTCTGTTCTAGCTTTTCAATTAGCGAACTGATTGAATTTTTACTTTTGTAACCCATTTCATTAGCCATTTCTAAAAATGTTGGCATATATCCATGTTTTGTACTATAATTTTTAAGATATTGCAATAGTCTGAGCATTTTAGGAGTCATCGGTCTTTTACCTCTTTTCTTGTTCATTTATTACTAACCTCCTTAATAATTCTGCGTAGCCATTTATGTCATCAAAGCTATCTTTTTTATAATTATCTGATTGCATAACTCTCCAACATTTTAAAAAAATCATAAATAAACCAAACAATTTTAAAGGTACTTTGACCTCAACATTATTATAAACTGATAAATATTTTTCTAAAATTCCTGACATAACATAAGAGGTATGGTCAAATTCTCCATAGTCATCTTGTTTTTGTTTTAATAATCTTTCTATTTCGCTAATAAACTTAACATTATCTGACATAATTTCCTTCACTATCTTTGCAGTAATGAGCTACTACATTTTGATTTTTATATTTAGTTAGCACCCAAACCTCTCCATTGCCTTCTTTGTAATTTTGGTTCTCAACATACTTGACATTTTTTTCAAA